GGTTGCGGGGGGGGACAACGGATGCCGGATAAGCAGAACTTTAACAGCGTGATTGACACCGAACGGCTGACCGTCCGCCGTCTTACCCCTTTGGAATGTGAACGCCTGCAAGGATTTCCGGACGGTTGGACAGATATAGGCGCATGGGTAGGAGAAAACGGCAAGAGCCACGCTGAGAGTGCAGACACCGCGCGCTACAAGGCGCTTGGCAATAGCATTGCCCTCCCACCCTGGGCGTATGTCTTGACCCGTCTGAGCCTTTGTGTAGGCTGCGGACATCCCACAATGGCAAGCCTCTTTGACGGCATTGGAGGCTTTCCGCTGATATGGGAGTGGCTCAACGGAAAAGGCTCTTGCCTCTGGGCAAGCGAAATTGAGGACTTTCCCATTGCCGTGACAAAATACCATTTTCCGGAGGAGGGAGAAAACAATGAGCATTGAAAAGGACTATGACATCTACATTGCCGTGTGTGACATCTGCGGTGATGACATCGGACCGTTTGAGGACTTCTATGATGCGGTGGATGCCAAAAAAGCCGCTGGTTGGCGTTCACGCAAAGACGCGCATGGGGAATGGATTGACCTTTGCCCCGCTTGTCAGCACCCGTCTGCCGCATCTGATTTTGGAGGTGTCATATGAAAAGAGCAGAGATATTGGATGCTGCAAAGGCTTGTGTCTGCGGTGAGCGTGAGCAGGACTATGGAACGCCGGAGGACAGCTTTGGCCTCATTGGGCAGCTTTGGACGGTCTACATGGGCACCCTGTTCACCGCCAAAGATGTTGCCATGATGCTGGCATTGCTGAAAGTGGCACGCATCCACAATGGTGACAAAATGGACAGCTTTATTGACCTTGCAGGCTACGCCGCCTGTGCAGGCGAAATTGTAGGAAAGGAGGCCCCGTGATGGCTGAAAACAGAAACCCGTTTCTCAATCAAAGCGGATGCCCCGACCCTACCGCATACCACGCTTTGAAACCCATTATGCAGGAGGATGCCGCGCTGGAGGGCAAGGTCAATTTTCTCATAAAAGTGCTTAAATTTATCATTGCTGAAAGCGGTTTTGAACTGCTTGCACGCATTGAGCTCAAAGACAAAAAGACAGGGAGGTGCTTTAGATGAAAGCCATAGCCATTGATTTTGACGGGTGCATTTGCACAAATGCTTTTCCGAACATCGGAGCACCCAACCGGAGCGTTATCGACAAAGCCATTGCGGAGCAAGCCGCCGGCGCCGGTCTGATTTTATGGACCTGCCGGGAGGGTGAACTGCTCCAACAGGCGTTGGATGCCTGTGCCCAATGGGGACTACACTTTGATGCGGTCAATGAAAGCCTCCCCTCCTGGATTGCTGCCTTTGGCACCCGCCCCAGAAAGGTTGGAGCATCCGAGTATTGGGATGACCGTGCCGTGGTTGTCCGTGACGGTGAGGTGCAGCTATGAAAACCCGTGACATCTATACCGCCGCCGTCAAGAAATGTGGCAAGGAGCACCAGCTTGTCCTCTGCATGGAGGAAATGGCTGAACTTACAAAAGAGCTCTCCAAGAACATGAGAGGCTTTAAGAACACAACCAATATTTCAGAGGAAATGGCTGATGTGGAAATCATGCTTGAGCAGCTCCGTATCATTTACGGCAACCGTTCAGAAGTTGATACCATAAAAGCTGAAAAACTCCTCCGCCTATCGGAACGGTTGGAGGTTTTATGTAGATAGAGAGGTGAGCCAAGATGCAATATGACCGCAAAATAACAATATCAGCCGGTAGCAACCGGCGTGCAATGTCCTGGCTGCCTCAGACTATGCTCATATCAGAGTTGTGGGCAAGGCTCCAGACACCTGCCAGGGGCACAGAGCCGTTGGCAGAATACTTGAACATGAAAAAGGCCCAGCAGGATGACCTCAAGGATGTGGGCGGCTTTATGGCAGGCACGCTGTCCGGCCCGCGCCGCAAGGCAGGCAATGTGACCGGGCGTGATGTCATAACTCTGGACCTTGACAATATCCCCTCTGGGGGCACCGATGATGTGCTGCGGCGCGTGGAGGCTTTGGGATGCGGCTATTGCATCTACAGTACCCGTAAACACAGCCCTGCGGCTCCACGCCTGCGTGTTCTCATCCCACTTGACCGCACGGTGTCTGCGGATGAATATGAGCCGCTGGCACGCAAAATGGCCGAGTACATAGGCTTGGAACTTTGTGACCCTACCACCTTTGAGGTGTCGCGCCTTATGTATTGGCCCTCCTGTTGCGCTGACAGCCAGTATATCTATTTATGGCAGGACAAGCCGCTCCTCTCTGCCAACGGACTTTTGGCACAGTATGAGGACTGGCGCGACTGCACCACCTGGCCGCAAGTCCCCGGCGCCCTCTCCCTGCCCAAGCTGGCAGTCAAACAGGGTGACCCGGAGGGCAAGACCGGCGTTGTGGGCGCGTTCTGCCGCACCTATGACATTTACCGTGCTATGGATGAACTCATCCCCGGCATGTATGAGCCGGTGGAGAGTATGCCGGGGCGTTATACCTATCTGGGCGGCTCCACCACCGGCGGCGCAGTGGTATATGACAGCGGCAAGTTTTTATACAGTCACCATGCAACCGACCCTTGCGGCGGCAGACTGGTCAACGCCTTTGACCTTGTACGCCTCCACCGCTTTGGGGACAAGGACGATGATGCACAGACCGGCACGCCTGCCAACCGTCTGCCATCCTACCGTGCCATGTGTGAGCTTGCGGTGCAGGACAAGGATGTTGCCGCACTGATGAGCCAAGAACGCTACCAGGAGGCTTTGCAAGACTTTGAGGGCGTGACCGCCTCCAATGATGCAGAGCCCGCAAACTGGATGAGCAAGCTGGCAGTGAATACCCAAACAGGCTTGCCAAAGGCAACCATTGATAATGTGTGGATAATCCTTGAAAATGACCCGCTGCTCAAAGGCAAGTTTGCCCTAAACCAGTTTGCCGGCCGTGGTGAGGTGCTTGGTGCCCTGCCGTGGGATGACCGCACGGAGCGCCGCCTGTGGGACGATAACGACAACCAGGGACTTTACTGGTATATGGAGAGATACCACCACATCACCGGCAACGGCAAGATTGACG